GATCTATCTCTACAGCCACCTCTTTATCTTGATTATATAGCGTAGTGCCTCCTTGATATTGCAAAGTATTAAGCTTAAGTATATGCTTCATAGGAGTAAATACTTGGTGCTCTAATAAGATAGAGGCTGTTTGCTCTCTACCGTTAGCATTCTGCATTACAGTATCAAACTCTTCTAAAGTTCTATTACCCTTAACAAACTGACCTTGGGATGCTTGATTCTGACCAGACACTTGGTTAGATAAGCCCATAAGAGCTGAGATCTGCTGCATACTCGTACCAGCTTGATCTTCTCTATACGGAAAAGCATAAACTGAATCACTTATGTTTTTTCCATAAGCCGCAGGACGCACTGCTATCTTAGCTGAAGGATTAGCTGAGTTAATAGCTGCTGATGTTATACGAGAAGGGTCATATAATACTCTATCAGTGATAGCCCTACGCCTAGAAGCTAAGATAGAATTCATAAGAGCAGAAGCTACCTCTTGAAAAGGTTTAACTCCGTCAGCTAAGGATTTAGTTTGGTAGCGTAGACCATCTTCATTTGGTTGACCTATTAAAACAGGCAGCATAGCATGAGCATTAGTCTGGCGCTCTATATATATAATATGCTGATGATTAATTATTATTAGCTTAAACACTTGAGGCGTATTACTATTAGGTAGCACCAGCCCAAATTCAGAAGGCAAGATTCTACAGTATAAAGTAGTAACTTGGTAGGTATCTTTATAATCTATACTGTTAGCATTTCTAGGCTTACCTGCCAGCCCCGCCCAAGTATCCCAATTAGTGCCTTGGCCTACAACTTCAGGGTCTGTAACTTTAGGGTTTATCATAGGGCTGTAGTAATCCCTAGACTCTATAGAAGCGCTAGGTCTGCCAGAGTGCCCAGATTCAAACGCTCGCTTAGCACTACCTATAATAGTGCTAGGTAGTTGACTTATTAAAGTTTTTAGTTGCATCCTAGGCATATACTCAGTGTGGCCTATAAATTCCCCATCTTCATGGATAGAGGTAGGAGCTACCCTAGGATCTACCATAGTATTATAGGGATCCCAACGCTTAGCTACATTACCTGACCATATAATCTTCTTAGCCATACCCTCTTGCACACTTCTAGTTAGGTCAGTCTCTACCGAGGCAGTTACCTTGTTAGTCCAACTCACTTCTAGAGGCGCAAAGTTATATTTAGCCCCATCTCTAAAAAACATCATAAGGTGCTTAGGCCAAGCGCCAGTATTAGAGTTTTCTTCTATGGTAGTTTCTAACTGCAACGCTGCGTCCATATACTCAGGTGCAGCAACTACTCCAAATAGTGGGTAGCCGGTAAGAAACACAGAAGTCTGATAAGTGACTGAAGTCTCTACTTGGGGCATAACTACAGGTACTATTATATTCTGCAGTCTAGCAGTATCCCCCGCAGCGTTAGCAGCTTGTGCTCTCTTATGCTCTTCAGTAAAGTCTACCTCTCTTTGGTAAGCTCTGTCTATACCTTCCATACGGGATCTTAAATTATTTTGGAAATCCTTCTGCAGATCATGCATAGCATGGTAATAAGCTATAAACGCTTCTTGAGACTTTCTGGATAAAGGTACTGTAGTAGATGCTGCCATGCTAGTTGGCTCCTTAAAAGGGGGAATTAAACTCTTGTACTTCTGAGCCTTCGAATTCTTGATCTTCTATTATATTACAAGCTATAACAAATTCACCAAATTCTTCTATAACTCTAGGTGCGTAAGTAAGTAAATCTAGTATGCCATCTATGTTGTCTCTCTTCATAGGATTGAAGCTAGTAATTTGAGAGTGCACCGCAGACATTGTGTCTTCGTGAATATATAGCTCTCCTGCAGCGTAACCTTTAATCATCTTTAATATTCTTTGAGTCTTAGCTGTCGGGCCTGAGTATATGGGCACAGCCTCTACCCCTACGATACCTAGCTGCAGAGATATAAACTCAAACCAATATAATAATGAGTACTGATACGCATTAGCTTCGCATACTATTAATCTACAATTATTAGTTAATGCCATAGATAATGCTTTCCTAATAGTGGCTCCAGGAGATAACCTATCTTCTATTACCTCCATAAGCATAGGTAAGGAGTTATGAACTTCAAAGTAACCAATAGACACAGCATCAGAATTAATCTTATCATTAGCGGGGTCTATAATAATAAATTTGCCTGCCGCTATGTCTCCGTCCTGCCACGCAACAGCGGGTAATTTATTTAAGTCTATTAAATTATGAGACGCAGCAGTTTCATCATTAAGAACTTCAGCGTAAAAGATTTCAGGTTTACCCATGCTAAGATCATTCTCAAACTCAGCTAGTAATTGCTTTATAGGTTGCAGTTCTTCCCATAGAGAGGTGCCATCAGCTAGAATTCCTCCAGCTATAAACTTAGTCCACCTAGAGTTAACTTTAAGCTTTCTTAATATAGAATGTCTAGTGGGATACATGTTAGCTACAAATAGAAACATGCATCCATGAGGTGATTTAGATTTCATAGCTGTACCTACCATCCAATTTTCCAAGCTGGTAGATTGTATCTCAGAGTCTGCGCACTCCCTAGATTGTATATCTTCAAATATCATTACATCTGGGCGAGTATTCTTAATATTTAAACCTCGTAAAGAAGTTTCTGCCCCAATAGCTGCTAAAGTTATGTTTCTACCTCTGTACCCAAATTTCTTAAGTGCCTGAGTATCTTTTGTTACGCCTAAGTTCCAAGCTCCAAATACTTTTTTAATGTTAGGCTCTTCTAACATATCTATAACATCCGATAGTATATTCTCTGCTAACGATGCTTTAGCAGATATAATTAATATAAACTCTTTTTTAGTGAATAATATACAATATACTACGAATATCTTAACTAGAGTAGTCTTACCAAAACCTCTAGGCAAACCTAGGGCTAGCTGAGAAAAACTTCTAGATTTATGTACATAACTTAACAACCAACCCCACACAGCCTTAAACACAGGAGGAAAACAATACTTAAATATCAACGGCATCACTAAAGAAGCTAAAAAATCTAAGTCAAGTTTAGCACAGCTACTTATGTCTTCTGGAGCTGCTCCTACTTCTACGGTCTCAGGCTCTTCTTCTTGTGAGTCTAATTTAGATGCATCCTCAAAAGTCACAGCTGATTTAGGTAATATCTGCGCTGCAGCCTCTGGATCTAATATATGCTCAGGTAAATCTTCGGATGTAGCACCTAAAGACTCTAGCAAATTTGAGTCTTCAGTGTAACGGTTAGTCATTTAAGTAAGCTATATTAATGGTAGGTAGCTGTAGCTTAGCTCTTATATTATGTAGCACCTTATTAGCTGTAAGTATGTCTAGCTCCACAAAAGGAGCTTGAGCTACAGACACTTGCCTGCAAGGTAAAATAGTAACTGTGTCCGAAGGCTCTTTAAGAGCTTGGCAATGTTTCATGAGTTAACTCCTTACCAGCTTCTTTAGGCTCTATCATACCTAATAAATTACCTGACTGCATAGTTATTAAACTTTGGTCTCCAGCTTGTACTACTTGATTAGCTATGTTAGTGGTGTATTTCTGCTTTATATGTATAGGTAACAGAACAGTAACCATATTTGTCTGCGCTACAACTTGCTCCGGTGCAGATTGTCCTCTACGCTTAGCTCCATTAATAAGCTGTAATGTTTTAGCTATGTCCGCAGGGCGAAACAATAGAGGTAGGGCACTCTTAAGCTTCGTTAATAATAAATCTTCCATAGTGTCATAAGCTGTGTCTCTGTCATTATGCTTATTAAGAGCTGTAACCTTTAAATTAACTACTTGATCTGCAAATTCATCGTTAGCTAAAAGTTGAGATATCCTGCCAGGCGTGACTCCTAAAGCTGCAGCTACCGCAGAGGCTGGCACGCCAGAGCCTAATAAAGCTAGTGCGCGATCTTCTGTATTTGTGTTAGCTGGCGCAGTCATAGCTTACCTCCTTAAGTTTTTTAGTGGCTACTTAGTTTAAAAACTTACTATATCATTTAGCTCTAGCTTAGGAAGAAAGGAAACCTGCGTGTAAGCTTACTGCTTAGTTAGCGATTAGAGTAAAAATTTAGAAAAATTTAAGGAGCTACTTAGGATATAGAGCCAGCCGGGGATCAAAAAGGCTTCACTCCCCCGTAGGAATTAGTAGCTAAGAGACTAGTAACTAAGATAGGGGGGGGGCTAGGTGTAGAGAGAGAGCTATTAGTAAGTAAGAAGTGGTAACCAGTAGCGGCTAGTAGTTAGGTAAGATGTATGTAAAGTACATTTAGATAGTTGTTGATTTAAGTAGTAGTCTCTAGTATATTGGATTCTGTAGTGAGGGCTGGCGGTTGCTAGCTAATAATTGACAGTAACGGAAGGAGTATTATACCATGAGTAAAGTAACTAAAGATACGAGTACGACAGTAGAAGCAGTAGATACAGTTGCATTTAAGTTCTCGCCTTATGACACACAGCTACCATTGCCTGCTGTGAAAGGTATGCGTTATATTAAATGTATGTATAAGGAGAATAAAAAGACAGGTAAGAAGGCTGGTGAGAATAGCTACATTAGCATACCTGATACCCATCTGTCTGAAAGTATATTAGTGGAGCAGGCAGCTAGATTAGCTCCTTATGTAGCAGTATATCTAGCTAGCGTGGAAGACAAGCTTATTAAGGCCGCTCACTTAACAGGTACTATTGGATTTAATGCTAGCTACCTAAGCCTAGATAAGATCCTAGCTCACCTAGACGATGAAGGCCAAGGTAACAGACTTAATAAAGAGGTCATAGAAGAATGGTTTAATGCTAAGGTAGCTGATAAGCTAAGTGTAGTTTTTGCAGGTAAGCTAGGGCTAGACTTAGACACTGCTACTGCAGCAGAGCTTATTAGCATATTAGCTGCCTGTGATAGCTATAAGGCTAAGTTT